GCCCTCTGTCTACTCGAGTGCGGAACATTGCCGCGAGAATCTGGACAAGACGGCTCCCATGCCAAGCGGTAGGCCGCTCGGCGGATATCAGCATATTCTGACACAGCCCTAGCTTGGCTAGGATTGTGCTTACTGGCAAAGAAGTCCAGTAATGCGTGATATCCTTCCCTGGTTTTCTTAGAGACTCTAGACACTTCAGTCCAGACTCGTACTTCATTGCGATGAAGGCTGTGATTCCATCTTGAATCAAGATGGCGTTCATCGCCTCCACTGTATGAAGTGAAACCGGGGTTCCCAGATTCAATTGCTCTACGTATGTAGGTGACTCGGGTGTTCCCCGATACACGTACAGGTAGTAGGGTCCTACAGCTGTCTGCTGCATGCCAATATCCTTTATTGTGAAGGTTGTTGGATGTATCAATCACAGCCCTAATTGAATCCGGGCCGTCAGCGACTAATGTCCTAGGTTTTACCGGAGTCACACAGTGACCGAGGTAGCCATCGGTTCCGCAACTTTCTCGGAAATGACCGCGAACGAAGCTTTTGGCAACGTTAGCTTTCAAACCAAGAAGCTCGAGAACACTCATTAGTCGCACATACCCATATGAGGGGATGATGATATCGTCCCCAAATATGCGGACTTGGTTACGTAACCTAATTATGTCTGACCACTGAATATCGCCATCTAGGCAAGAGCCAAGAGCGGCGCAGAGCAGTACGAAAGACATAACAGGAAACGTAGTCGCTGTACCTTGCGAGGCAAACTTCTTGAGTTTCAAGAAGCCCTTATCGTTAGAAATATCATCTCTAACGTACCTCGTTCTTGCGGCGTGCAGATGAGCTAACAGGCAAGGATTTCGCCTGAATACTCGTTCCACGGTCCAACAAGAAATGCGGTCACTTGCATCCTTCAAATCGACGGTAGCAAGTTTCCTGCTCAAGGAAGCAGAGAGGACCAACCTACCAGACTTTGATTGATCATGAAGATCAATGAAGTAGCCCTCAAATATTTGTTTGAAGCGGGAATCAAACCACTTCAACAATATTTGCTGGCACCACTGTTGCGAGACAGGCTCAGCTGCGATGAGTCGTGGACCTTTAGAGGTCTTCGGAACACAAAGCAGTCGAGAAGCTAGCTCATGGTTGATAGGTGCTTCCAAATCAGAGTTTGCAGTTCTACCGCAATACTGATAAGGAAACCGACCCTCCAGCTTGGCCGGCCAGAAACGGAAATGAGACTTCTCCCATTGACGAATCCGGTCAGCCACAGCGCCAGGTCCATGCCTAAAGCCGATCCCCAGGCCAGATTGTTCCAACTCACTAGAGTAAGTGAGAGGATCAAAATAGCC